GTGGAGTCTAGCGGTATTGTGGTGCCTTCCATGTGTTGGCAGAAGTCGCATGTGTTGCTGTCTCCGGTGGTACGCCATACCTTGTGGAGTCTGACGCCCAATGTTTCGCTGAGGTTACGGGCGCTGTACAGGCTTCCGAGCCTCTGTGATTGGACGGTTTCGCAGCGGGCGATGAGTTCGGCGTGTTCGTTTCCGAAGCGTGCGAGCTCGTTTTGTAGTCGTCGTGCGTCCCATTGTTCCGAGTCGGCTCGGTTCAGTAGTTCCAAGGTTTTGTTGGTGATGGTTTTGGATGTTGTGTTGGCTATCTCCTGTAGGTGGGTCTCGTAGGCCGTCATGATGTCGTCGGGTAGGGTGGTCCAGTCGTAGAGTTTCTTCCAGTCGGTTGTCGTGTAGGACTGGATGTCGACGGCGATGGGGTTTTCCGGGTGGAGTTCGGCCCATGCGGTGATGACCTGTTCGAGTTTCATGCCGGTTTTGTGCGCGTATTCGGTGAGGTGGGCGATGAGGGTGTCTTCCACGTCGTTGACCCATTGGCGGCCGATGGTTTCGAGGTCGTCTTTCAGTCCGTTTTGGGAGCGGCGGGTGAGGCGGATGATCCTATCGATGTAGGTGCGGGTCGCTGGCAGTATCCGGTTTTCGGTTGTCGTGTCGTCTGTTTTTTTGGCGGCTTTCGTGATGGTTCTTTTTTGGGAGGTGGAGGATAGTGGGGTTGTGTCGGTTTTGTGGAGGGTGAGTCGCTTGTAGGGGTCGGGGAGTCCTAGTGCGTCGACTGCGCTTTCGACCGTGGCTCCCATGTTGACGAGTTGGATGAGGCTGTTGACACGGATCTGTTGGGTTTCCGCCTGTGCTTTCTCGACTTCGGTCTGTGCCGGTAGGTCGAGGTCGAAGGTGATTCCGTAGCCGAGTCCTCCGGTGATGCGGTCGAGTTCGAACTGCCATTTGTCCCATACGGTCATGCAGAGGGGTTTGAGGGTGTTTTCGATGAAGGAGCGTTCGGCCATTTCGGCGTTGGCGTAGGTTTGGCCATTGTCGATGCCTCGTACTATGTCGGGGACGGCGAGCGCGTTGGCCAAGCGGTTGTTGACTACGTCGGATACGGTTTGCAAGTCGAGCGTGTCGTTGGAGTTCTGGAATGGGACCCAGACGAGTTTGCTGGTTTGGCTTGGCTTATGGGTGGTCGGGTCGACTGGGACCATGTTGTAGACGATGCCGTTGTTGTTGCCGGCTCCGCGGAAGGTTTCTTCGAGGCGTGCGCGGTTGCGTTGGAAGTCTTCGGCGTTTTCGGAGACGATGCCGAGCATGCCGGCGGGTACGGCGTTGTTGCCGAAGAAGCCGCGCTCGTAGTCTGCGATCATGTCGTCGACGTTGGCCCATTTTTTGATGGTCATGGCGGGGCTGATACCGCGGGTGGGGTCGTTCGGGTGACGGCTGTAGCTTAGTGAGATGGTTTCGTCGCGGGTGAATTCGTAGGGTTGTGGACCGTTGCCGAGGTCCATGGTCACGTGATGGTACCAGTCGCTGCGACTGTCGTTGTATACGCGGCTGTTTGCCGGGAGGATGGTGTAGCCGGTGATGTTGTCCGGGGTGATGTTGCCGCCGGGGCCTTCCGTCGTCCAGACGAGGATGTCGACGTGGGATTGGGTGAGCATGCCGGAGGCGATGAGCTTCAGGAATTCCAAGCAGCTGTAGGTGTCGTTCGGTGCGTATAGTGCGTTTAATGCTGCGGGGGCGGTGTCGAGTTTTCTACCGTCAGCTGTGACGGCGTAGGGAATGATGGTGCTGAAGCGTTGCGCGATGGCGTTGACATAGGGGAAGATGTTGTCGTAGATGTCATGCATGGGGATGGTGTTGCCGCCCATTGGCTGCCATGCGTTGCCGCCGGCTGGTGTTGGCGTCGAGTGTGGTGCGTCGGCGCGGCCGAATGCGTTCGTGAAGCCTGAGCGTAGGTTGCTGAGAATGGTCAATTTGCCTCGTTTTGTAGTGGTATGTTGTATGTTTCATAGTTTAGCTCAGTGGGTGTTGTTTAGCATACTACGACGTCCCATGATGGGAGTTTCGGTGGCTCATAACAGGCAAGGAGCAGACTGTCGGCGAGGTCGGGGCTTCCGAGGTTCGTGGAGTCCTTGTAATCCTGTTTGCTTTCGATTTGCCGTTGGTTGCGGCTTGTTATGTGCCATTTGCGTGTGGTGAGTTCGGTGGTGAGTTTGGGGAGGTCGGAGATCTGCGGGTTGATGCTGAGCTGGGGGAGCATGGAGGCGAAGTCGAACCACAGTTCCGAGGCGATGTTTGGATATTGTGGATCTTTGGCTTTGCCGGCGTAGTTGATGCCGGTGACTGGCAGTCCGTATGTTTTGAGTAGGTCGGTGACTCCACCGCCGACGCCTGTGTCGTCGACGCGAATGTCGATCGGATGGTGTTGGGATGCGTGTAGTCTGATTCGTTCGACTGTGTCGACGATGCTTGCGTGCGTCCATGATTCGAGTGTTTCGATACGGTTGCCGGTCTTGATGGTGAGGGCGGTGCGGTCGTTGCCGTAGCGTGCGACGTCGACGCCGAAGGTCGTGGGTCCGTCGGATGCCTCGCGTCGGATGGCTTCGTTGATCATGGTGTCGCTGATGAGCTGGTTGTCCGTATCGGCGTATGGGAGGCCGAGCCAGACGTGTCCGTAGTCGGCTGTCTGCTTGTCGGCTTCGACCATGTCGAGGACGTCTTGGCTGAGGAGTCGTCGCACGTCGTTGAAGGTGGTGTGCCAGTGACAGGTCTGACGTAGTCGTTCCTCTGAATCCGTGGAGACAAAGTATGTCCAGACGGGGTCGTGGCTGGTGAGCGGGTTCCACGTGAAGATCAGTGTGGAGTTGGTCTTACGGATGGTCGGGATGAGTGTAGTCAGGCTCGCCTTGCTGATGGTCTGTGCTTCCTCGACCCAGCAGACGTCGACTCCTTCGATGCTTTTGATGGATTGGAGGTTGTCATGCAAGCCTCGGAAGATGAAACTGCTCCCGTTGATGTGGCCGATGCCGTCACGTCTGATTTCGAAACCTTGCAATCCGAATTTTTCGATGGTGCCGGTGAGGAGCTTGTAGACGGAGTCGGTGATGGAGTTCTGGAATTCACGGGCGCAGAGGACGGTGATTGGCTGGACAGAGGCTCGGAGGATGAGGCTTTGCGCGACTGCGGTGCTTTTGCCTGAGGCTCGGCCTCCGGAATAGCAGTAATAACGATATGGTGGCGTCTCCGTGTGGAGCCACCACCATAGGTCGCGGTATGGTCTTGCTATCTGCATGAGTCCGGTCTATGTGCTTTTACTGGTTGTCCTTGGTGTTTTCGGGGTTGTCGTCGAAGACTTCGAGCGTGATGGTCGGCGGTTCGTAGCCGGTGACGTTCACGTCGGTGGATTGGCGGGCCTTGCCGTCGAGTCGGTCGATGTAGTCGGTCGTGACGTGTGGGTCCTTGTATGCATTGAGGACATGTTTGATGGCGATTCGCTGCACCATCGTCAGGTCCGGATCTTTTACTTTTTCGTTGATTTCCGATATGGTGAGCTTGCTGTATTCGCGTATCCAGCGGGTTGGACTGGTGTCTTTGGTCCATGAGCCTCGGTCTTGTGGGCGCTCCTGAAAGCCGCCTTTGCCTGTGGGGTTGCATACTCCGCTGACGATTCTGCCGCGGCGGTCTCTTACTACTTCTGTCATGTTGCCGATTATACCTAATTTGAAAAAAGCCCCACGTTGGTGTGGGGCTGTGTTTTTAGCTGAGGATGAAGTCGATGAGGAGTTTAAGGATGGCGATGGTTCCTGTCACTCCGATGACTGTTGTCATCGCGACGAGGAGGTAGGCGCAGAATGTGCCTAGCTTGTAGCTGAGTGGATGTTTTTTGGGGTTCATTGTATTCATTTCTTTCACCATTCGTCGACGGCGGGGAACTGTGCATACGGGTCGGGCTGGTTAGTGTTTCCCCAGTTTGCGGCCTGTTGTTGTGGTGTGGGCTGCTGTGGCGTGGACTGTTGGGTTTTGGCTTTCTTGAGGACTAGGGTGATGGTCGCGTAGTTGATGGTGAAGTCGGTGCGTGGCTGTCCGTTGTGGTCGGTGCCTGTCTGCCATTTCAGGTCGCCTTCGACGCGTACCGGTGTGCCTTTGTGGAGGTTTTGGGTGTAGGTGGTGGCGAGACGCTGGTCGTATTCGAAGATGGTGGCGAACATGGTGTCGTGGTCTACCCATTGTCCTGTCTGCTTGTCTTTGTGGCTGCCGTTGGCGGCTACGCGGATGAGGAGGTATGGGGTGCCGTTCTTGGTTTGCTTGGGTTCCGGTTCTGCGACTAGGCGGGCGGAGGGGAGGATGATGTGCGGATCGTTCATTGGTGTTTCCTTTTCTTGTTGGTTAGTGGGTGGTTGTTTCGAGGGCGTTTGTCAGGTTGGCTGTTCCTAGGTGCCTGTGGAGTAGTGCCAATCCTTTGCGGGTGATGCGCACGGTTGGGGGAAAGGCGAATGCTGTGCCGTCTGCCTTGGTGCCGTGCTTTGTGGACATGACCATCGTGAGGTGGCCGGCCGTGCAGTGTCTCGCTGTCGCATGCCATGAGCCATTGGTCTTGTAGATCCAGTCGTTGGTTGCCATCCATTCGCGCAACTGCTTTTCGCTGATTGGCGTGCCGGCGTTGGAAAGGATCTTTGCTGCGTCGCGGACGAGCAGTCGGTCTTCGATGTCGGTGAAAGCGTCAAGTGCTTGCGCTTTCGGCTCCAGTTCCATGATTCGCGCATCTTTGGCTTGGAGCTGTCTGTTTTTGAGGTCGATGGTCTTTTGTGCGATGAGTACGGCTTTTGCGAGGATGTCTTCATCCGAGTCTGCTTCGGTTGCCGGAATGTAGCCGCCTGTCTTGCGGATGGACGGGAGGACTTCGTGGGTGATCCAGCGTTTGAACTCATGGGCTTCCGGTTTGCGGGAGCCGAGTACGAGGGTGTAGAGGCCAGCTTCGTTGATGATGTTGGTTTCTCCCTGACGCCCTAAGTTGGACTTAGCCCGTTCGTCGTCGTCGAGGCGGTCGACTGCCATGCTTGCGTTTGAGTGGCCGAGGATGTCGCATACGTCCTTGGCCACGAACCATGGCTCGCCGTTTTCGCCGGTCAGGACGCGCAGCGGTGCGGCATTGAAGTTGAATGTTTGGATTTCGGTGTTCGTTGGATTGGCTCCTTTATGTGTGTTTGCCTGTTTTTATTCGTTGGAGGGGTGGGTGTCTTTGTCCGGGATGACGTCCGGGTCGAGGAAGTAGCATCGGCCGACCTTGACTGCGTGGAGTCGTCCTTCGCGGATGAAGCGGCGGACGGTCTGGATGTTAAGCTTCCAGCGCTGGGCGTATTCGGGGACTGTTGCAGTGTAATCTTTAGCGTTCATACGTCTCATTATATAACGACTAGAACATTCTTACAACTTTTTGCGCATCGGTGTATTGCTGGTATGAGTGGAGCGGCTCGTAGGGTTTTGGGTATAAAAAAAGTGCTCAACCGGAGGAAAGGGGTGCGGAATCCGGTTGAGCACTTGTCTGAGGTAAGTCAGGACACAATGAGGGCAAGTACCAATATAGCATCGTTTTTCTTGGATTGCAACCGTCGTGTGCGGTGGCTTGTCGTCCGTTCGGCGTGTTGCGATGACGAGCGTGATATTATGAATACATCAAACAACGTAGGACATCAAAAACCTACCAACATTGAAAGGAACCAAAAATGACCGAGCAGAACACCAACCAGACGGAAACCCAGCCGACCCAGCAGCCGACGCAGCAGCCCATCATCATCAACAACGTGATGGGACAGTCGGATGACAGCGGCAAGAAGAAGGCCCCCGGCTTCATCAAGGTGTGCGTATACAGCATCCTTACAGGCGGCATCTACTTCTTCTACTGGCTCGTCAAGAGCGTGAGCGGCGGATACCGCAAGCGCTGACACGGATACGGAAAAATAATACCCACCCGGTTGACTTCCCGGGTGGGTATTATTTTATCCAATGAAAGGCAGTCGAAAAGGGAAACCAAAAAACTTTCCGACATCGACGATTCTATCACAAGGAGGAACCTTATGGAAATCATTCTGAATGACGGAGCGTACAAGCCGTCACGGGGCCACGCCACCGATGCCGGACTGGACTTGCGTGCACCGGAAGCCGTGACCGTCCCGGCTTTCGGAAGCGTCGCCGTGGACACGGGAGTGCATGTGGCGTTACCGCACGGATGCGCCGGACTGCTCGTCAGCAAGAGCGGCCTCAATGTCAAGCACGGCATCACCAGCACCGGACTCATCGACGAGGGATACACGGGAAGCATCGTCGTCAACCTCTACAACGATAAAGGCGAGGACTATGAGGTAAAAGCCGGTGACAAGATCACGCAACTGGTCGTGATCCCGGTGGTCTGCGAGCCATTGGAACAGGTCTCCGCGTTCAATGCGACGGAACGCGGCGACAACGGCTTCGGAAGCACCGGAAGGTAAGCCATGTGGCGAGGTGGAAGCAAATACCATGCCAAGAAGACGACCGTGGACGGCATCACCTTCGATTCACGTAAGGAAGCCGACCGGTATCTCGTCCTGAAGGGCATGGAGGAGGACGGGAGCATCGAGGATCTGCGCCGTCAGGTGCGTTATGAGCTCATTCCG